TCAAAACGGCAACGCCTCTGAAATCATTCAACGTGAAAACGATCCGGAATAAGACCGGGAAAGGAACCTATGTCATCCAGCTGGACTGCTATTCTGATTCCGGCAAGCGGAACTATATCGGAACATTAGAATCAGCAAAATTCATTGTGAAGTAAGACTAAATCTAAAAAAGAATCGGAGGAAAATACAATGCTACAATTAACAAAAGAACAGGCTGCGGCTTTTGAGAGCCTACGGAAAAGCGTTAGCTTAGGGAATTGGCAGGGAGAATGGGCCCCGTTAAACAGTCTTGATCCTGTCGCTCTTGCAACTGCCCTCGCTACCAACGAATATCAGATATTAAAGACGCCTGCCGATGAATTCGAAGAGGCTTTTGACGCAATTCGAGAAGAGGCTGAAACCAAAAGCCCCGAGGCCACAAGATACTTGGATGAAGTGAACGGCTTTTGGGAGCAATATAAAGAGAAAGCCGGCCTTTAATGGTTTGGTAACCCTATTGAACCCGGATTATGGTAAAATATAAGCATATGAAGACTTAAAAATGAGCCTGCTGACATTACGCAGCCAAGGAGCTTAAAAATAAATACGTCCAAGACGGAAAGCCTGCGGACACTGATCATTGCACAGAATTTTTTCTGCGCTCTGGTTGGTGTCCGTTTTTTGTTATCAGGAGGGATGGCATGAAGCGGAAGAAAAAGGAGTCAGATAAAAACGTTTCTGAGCGATCAGATCGCTTTTGGCAGCGGATGATGGGACAAAATATGCAAACTCTGAAAAGAGGCAAGGGCGGCGCTTTAAGGCGTAAATAAAGGGAGTGTTTGGTGTGAAGTATGGATTCGCCTATCAAAATGGAAAAATCGTGAATCTTTTGTGCGGAAAAGAAGATTTATTTGAGAATATGAAAAGTTTCTTGATGGAAAAGTGCAGCTTAACAATTCAGGAAGTATCTAAAACCGAATATTTGGCAGAACAAAAAAAGAACGGTTGGAATGAGAAATATTCTATTTACGGACAGAAGGAGAGTTTATAATGTCTGATCAAATGATGGCTTGGGAAATCGAAGAATGGATTCGTGATTATAATTTTATGTTGCGGGAGATCAGTCGATTGAGCCGTATTCTCAACAAAGTGGAGTTTGCCGGGCAGAAGCTTGTGGCTACTTACGGTGACGAAGCAGGAATGCCGAGAGGATCAGCCGGAATAAGCCAGGCGGAATTACGTCAGATGGATCGGCGGGAAAAGCGGCTCCGTAAATACGAAACTATTGTTGATTTTCTTGAGCGCTCTACTGAAGAAATAGAGGACGAAAAAAACCGGATTGTCTTTGATTGCATGTTAGAAGGGATGAAGTTTCGTGAAATCGCGCTGCATCTTGGCGTTTCCCGCGAAACAGTCAGACGCATTAAAAATGATATTGTGTGCCATTTGTGCCAAATGTGCGAAACGTGTCAGCTTTTGCAATTGTTGAATCAGATAAAATCCGCAGTGTAAACTGGAAGGCAGGACGGGGAGGCGAAATATTCCTGCGTCCCCACCAATTTCATATAGTGATCATAAAGCTCTATGCCCTTATTGGGTGTGGGGCTTTTTAGTAGCAGCAAAAGCCTCATCCTATTGGAGAAAGGCCAATGCGAGAGAGATTATCATATGAAAGAAGCACTCTCTGTTAAAGCTTATGTTGGCATTCACGCTTACACTTACTTTTAACTTGAACATTTAATCACCCACCTTTCAACGACGATATGCAGATAGTAAGGGAACCACGCCCTCGTATATAACTGCGTAAGAAAGGTGAAAAATGGACATGTAAATAATTCGACAAATTCCGCAAAAAGTTCCTTTCTCCTGATCTTTAACCGATAATAAGGTGGGAGGTGAAATTTATGAAAGTGCTTATATCAATGAGTAATAAAAAATCTTTTGAAGTTTCCTACGAAGATATGAAAAGTGTGGAAAATCTTATAAAATATTTCCATGATGAAGTGGATGGCGAACGAGTTTTGAAAAATCGTTTGATTGATGTTGATGAATCCATTCTTATTAACCCAACGCAAATTACAGATATTGAAATTAAAGAATAGACGAAAGAGCCATTTGATTATATGGCTCTTTTTTTATGTTCTCTGTAAACCGATTCCGGTAAATCTCAGAAAAACAATTGGCGGTTAACGGTCTGAGTGCGGCGTCGGTTTAGAGAGAATATCTTTTTCCAAAACAACTCAATTCAAAAGGAGGCGGCGGTGGATGTAGATGGCTGAAAAGCACATTCAGGCGTATAAGGATTACGCCAAAGGCATGAAATACAAGGACCTTGCCGAAAAATACGGGGTGTCAGTGAACACCATTAAATCATGGAAGCAGCGGCATGGTTGGGAACGAAAAAAGGGTGCACCCTCTGAAAAAAGTGTGCACACAAAAAAAGCAGGCGCCCCACCCGGCAATAAAAATGCATTGGGAAACAACGGCGGCGCCCCGGAGAGAAATCGAAACGCGGTTTCGCATGGATTCTTCTCAAAGTATCTGCCAGAAGAAACGCTTGAAATCATGGAAGAGATTCAGGAACGTTCCCCTGCTGATATGATATGGGATCAGATTCAAATACAATATGCAGCTATTCTACGGGCGCAACGCATTATGTTTGTGCAGGATCAGGATGATGTAACCAAAGTTTTGAAAAAAGAGAAGCCAGGTATGTTTGGTGATGAGCAAGAATGGGAGTTTCAATTCGCATGGGATCGCCACGCAACATTCCTGAACGCTCAATCTCGGGCAATGGGGGAGCTCCGGAGCTTGATCAAACAATTTGACCAGTTGGCGCATGAGCAAGATGAGCGGCGCCTTAAATTGGAACAAATGCGCTTGAATATCGAGAAGACCAAGAAGGCTATTAATGGCGGCGACGAAAACACCAAAGAAAATGAGATTGCTACAATGTTAAGAAAAATGGTGGATGCCGATGGAACTGAATAAAAAGCAAAAGGAAGTTTGGGACAGCTTCATAAAAGAGCAGCCCAAAATTTTAATTTGTAGCGGCGCAAAGAGGGCAGGAAAAACATTCGTGCTCCTTTTGGCGTTTCTTGCTCACGTCAGCAAGTATCAAAACATGGGATTGAATTTTGTTATTGGCGGGGCGAACCTGGGGACTATCAGGCGGAACGTTCTGAATGATTTAGAACAGATTCTCGGCAAGGAATTGAAACTCAATAAGTCGAGCGCCGTTGAGATATTCGGTAATCAGGTATATTGCTTTGATGGAGCAAACGCAAATTCATGGAAAAAGGCGCGGGGGTTCACGTCAGCCGGCGCGTTTCTGAATGAGGCGACTGCCCTGCATGATTCATTTGTAAAAGAAGTCATTTCCCGGTGCTCTTACAAAGGCGCTGTGGTCATGATGGATACAAACCCCGAAAACCCGATGCACACCGTCAAAACCGATTATATCGACAAAGACGGGCAAAAGTTGAAGAGCGGCCGGCTGAACATCCGGTCATTTCATTTCTCACTGTTCGATAACAATTTTCTCGATCCGGAATATGTGGAGAGTATCGTGGCATCGACGCCCAGCGGCATGTTTACCGATCGAGATATAAACGGTTATTGGGTGGCGTCTGAAGGAGTCATTTACCGGGACTTCAATAAGGACATTCACTATATCAGTTCTGAGGAATTGGAGAAAAGGCGCGTCAACTTCAAAAAGTATTTTGCGGGCGTCGACTGGGGATATGAGCACCCGGGTTCTATTGTCGTAATTGGGCAAGATGACCAAGGGTGTTTTTATTTGCTCGAAGAACATGCCAAGCAGCATGAGGAAATTGATTACTGGGTGAAAGTAGCAAAAGGCGTAAAGGAGCGGTACGGCAATATTAATTTTTACTGCGATTCTGCGCGGCCAGAGCATGTGCAGCGTTTCAGGCGGGAGAAGTTGCGAGCCCTGAACGCTGATAAGGCGATCGTATCCGGTATTGAAGAAGTGGCCCGGCTGTTTAAGCGAAATGAATTATTCATCGTGAAAGACAAGGTTGAACGCTTCAAAAAAGAAATTTTCATGTATGTATGGAATCCCAAGACCGGCGACCCTGTGAAGGAATGGGACGACGTGCTGGATGCTCTCCGGTACGCTCTGTATACCCACAACAAGCCGAAACATAGAAAGGGGGAGTGACCAATGAAGGAATATATAAATCTAATTCGCCAGAGTGGAATCAACGGCGACATTATCAAGATGATGATTAATGAGCACGTCCCTGTTCGTGAAAAATTGATGAAGCTATATGCAAGATATAAGGCTGATCCGGCAGGCGTTCCCATATTAACACGGTCCATCATTGATTATGGCAGCGCGGGAACCGATAAGGTGCAGCGTATTGATGACAAGGTAAACAATAAGCTGAACAACTCATTTGACTCTGAAATCATTGATACCAAGACAGGCTATATGTTTGGACATCCCATTTCTTATGAAACCGAAGATAAGCAATTAAAAGATCAAGTGAGCACCTTCAATACGAGAAATAACATTGAGGACGCCGATTCCGAACTCGGGAAAATGGCTTCCATCTGCGGTTACGGCGCCCGCCTGCTGTTTGTTAATGAAGAAGGAAACGAATGCCTGCGAAACGTTGATCCGTGGGAATGCATTATTCTCGCTTTAGACGATATAACAGAGCCCACATATGCTTTGCGGTATTATTCAGTGTTTGAGTGGGCGAGCGGCAAAAAAGTCGAGTCAAATCGGGCTGATTTCTACGATGAAACGTTCATTTATTCGTTTAAGTCGTCTGATAAAGCGAAGTACGATCTTATTGAGACGAAGCCGCATCTTTTCAATGGATGCCCGTTGTTTGGTGTTCCGAACAATAAAGAAATGAAAGGCGACACTGAAAAAGTCATTTCGTTAATTGATGCATACGACAGAACTTTGTCTGACGCATCGAACGAAATCGAACAGTTCCGGCTTGCATACTTGATTGTAAAAGGGGCTTCACTCGATGATGAGGATATGGAAAAGTTGAAAAAGAATGGCGTGTTTGAAGTCTTCGACGATAACGGCGACGTGAAGTTTTTAACCAAGGAAATAAACGACGCCATGATCGAAAATCATTTGAACCGGCTGGAAGAAAATATTTTACGTTTTGCGAAGACGGTCAATTTTTCTGACGGCTCTTTCGGGGGCACTATTACAGGCGTTGCCATGCGGTATAAACTTATGGCGCTGGAACACAAGGCAATTACTATGGAACGCAAAATGACCGCGGCATTCCGGTATCAGTATAAGATACTCTGTTCGGCATGGTCCAAAAGGATACTGGCCGACAAAGACGCGTATTTGAAGCTGTGGTTTCAATTCAAGCGGAATCTTCCAGCAAACATTCTCGAAGAGGCTCAAGCATCTGCGGAACTCAAAGGGCTGGTAAGCGAAGAAACGCGGCTTGCTCTACTATCGTTCATTGATGATGTGCGTTTTGAGATTGAAAGAATGAGAGCGGAAGCAGATGCCTACACCATTGACGATAATCATGATGACGACGAAGAACAGGAGGCGAATGAAAATGACAAGGTACAGGGAGAAGTCGACTGAATTTGAAGCGTTTAAAATAGGTGACACATGGCCGGATTGGTTCCGCATTGGCGTAGATAGCAAAGACATTACCATTATTACTCACTCTGATTTAAAAACAGGGGTATGGTACGAAATCAGAACATCAAGCGGGACAATTGCTGCTATGCCGAAAGACTACATTACACGCGGCAGTAAAGGCGAGATATATTCGTGCAATCCAATATGTTTTGAAAAGACATATGAAAGGGTGGATACAGAAATGAAAACTTCTGATCTTGCCGAAGAAGTTAGAATCAATGGATTATTGACGATGCTCGGAATTACTGCAAATCATGAGCTCACTGAATTTGAAGAGGTGTATGCTGAGCTTAAAGCGACTCTTTTCAAGAGGGATGAATCTCATATGAAAAAGACTTCAGCGAAAGGAGAACCAGCGATTTTCCCCAAGACATATACACAAGGCAAGTAAACGCGCAACTCATTCATGAGGGGCTTTTTTTATTTTAGGAGGGACAATATGAAATTTGGTCAAGCTTTGGATTTGATGAAGCAAGGTGAAAAAGCGTTTCGCTCGGGTTGGAATGGTAAAGGGATGTTTGCTGTTTATCAAAAGGGTTATCCAGAAGGTATTCCTTGTAACAAGCAAACGGCTGAAGCATGGGGGATGAATGAGGGGGATTTATTTAAAGTCCGTCCATATCTTCAGTTAAAAACCGCACAGGGTGACCATGCTATGTGGGTTCCGAGTATTTCTGACATTCTTGCAGAGGATTGGGAGATCATTAAGTAAAGTCGCTAACGCGGCTTTTTTTATGCCTTTTTTTCGCGTTGTAGGCGTTAAAGAGCAACCGAAATACTTTTGAACTTGTTAGGGGCTTCGGCAACTGATAAGGGCAAGGAGGACACACAGAAATGAAACGATTAAACACGGATAAGTCAGTCAGTCCGTCAATGAATTTCATGAAAAAAGAAAGGCTGCCACTGCGCCTTAACCTTCAGCATTTTTCCGAACCTGGGGGCGCGGCTGATCCAACACCGGGAGCCCAGCCAGCAGGTGGAACCGGTACCGATCCGGCACCGCAGCCGAGCGGCGGAGAACTCTCGCTGGATGCAGTACGGGCTTTCCTAGAAACAAATGACGAGGGAAAGAAGCTGCTTCAATCAACATCTGATGCAAGGGTGACAGAGGCGATCAAGACGTATGAGAAAAATACGTTGCCGAAGAAACTTGAGGAAGAGATTTCAAAGCGGTTTCCTCCTGAAACAGAGGAACAAAAGCAATTACGTGAGTTGCAGGAAAAATTCCAGAACCTTGAGCAAGAGAAAACGCGGGAGTCGTTGAGAAATACGGCCCTTTCAATTGCAACGGAAAAGGGCTTGCCTACTAATCTTGTTGACTTTTTTATCGGTCAGGACGATGCGACCACAGAACAAAATTTGAATACCTTGGCCGAAGCCTTCAAGACTTTTGAACAAAGCATTGTAAACGATCATTTCAAAAAGAACGGCAGCACGCCGACACCATCAGGCGGAGCATCAGCTCCATTAACAGAAGAAGACATCAAAAAGATGAGTACCGAGGAAGTCAATCAAAACTGGGATCGCATCAAAGCTCTTTATAAGAATCAATAGGAGGATAAAAACACATGGCATTAGACAATTTTATTCCGGTATTATGGAGTGCAAGACTGCTGAGCAATTTACAAAGAACATTAGTTTATGGTCAAACGGGAGTCATTAACAGAGATTTCGAGGGAGAAATCACTGCTGCCGGCGATTCTGTGAAAATCAATAATATGGGACGTGTTAGTGTGGGGGACTACACTAAAAATCAAGACATGGATAGCGCGGAAACACTTGATTCTTCAAGCCGCACGCTTCTCATTGACCAGTCAAAATATTTCAACTTTCAGATTGATGACGTTGATAAAATTCAACAAAATCCGAAGTTGATGGATGCGGCTATGCAAGAGGCAGCATACGCTCTGAAAAATACTGCTGATTCATATATTGCTTCTCATTATGTGGATGCAGCTCATACGATCGGCAGCGATACAAAAGTTGTTTCACCAACAAAAAACGACGCATACGAATATCTGGTTGATCTTTCAGTGAAATTGGATGAAGCAGACGTGCCGGAGCAGGGGCGATGGGTAGTTGTAACGCCTTGGTATGAAGGATTAATGCTAAAAGATGATCGTTTCGTGAAAGCTGGAAACATGTCTTCAGAACAACGCCTTTTAAATGGTGTTATCGGACAAGCTGCAGGATTCACGGTATTAAAATCAAACAATGCTCCACTTTCTAAACCAGAGGGCGGCACAGAAAATCATAAGATTATCGCCGGTCACGGCATGGCGTGGTCTTATGCAGACCAAGCAACCCAAGTCGAGGCGTATCGCCCTGAGAAACGTTTTGCTGATGCAGTAAAAGGGCTTCACTTGTACGGCGCGAAAGTAACAAGACCGGAAGCGCTCGCGGTATTAAGCGCAGCCCGTCCACAATAGGAGGGGCTTTTTTATGTGGATTCAAAATACTGATACCGGTTCAACTTGGTTTGTTGAGGATGAACACGGTAATAAGCTTTTGAAAGAGGACAGATACAAAAAAGTACAGTCGCCCATTAAAAAAGCTGAAAAAAACAGTAAAAAGACAGCGGACAAAACAACAGATGAAGAGAATCAAGAATCTGCTGACGCTGGTGAAAAAGTATCTGACGAATAGGAGGGATAGCGGTGGATAAAGAGCAAACTGAAAAAGAGCTTTTGAAGCCGTTAACCCGTAAGATGCAGGAGTTTTTACGGAAGCTGAAGCGGCTTTTTCGTGGTACTTCCGAAAAAATACTTTCCAAGTTGACTGCCCTGTTTGTCAAGCTTGATAAAGGGCGCGAAATCAGCCTTGCTGACGCGAATCGGAGTAATGATCTTTCTCAGATTAAGAAGGATATAGCGTCATTGATTACTGCCCTTTCTGCAAAGGTTAAAACGGCTGTTCTTGATTTTCTGAATGAAACCTACGAGTCATCGTATAACTGGCTCATGCTTGGTATCCTATCGGCCGTCGGCTTTAAATTGTCCCGTTCATCGAAAGGAAAATTGCCTGTCGCATGGGCGGCGCCCGCGTCAATCTCGCAGACTATCACAAGCAAAAATATGCTCAAAGCAATCGAAACGGACCGTAAAAAGACAGTTCAGAAGATCAATCATACAATTGAACGCGGCTTTATTGAGCGGAAACGCTTTGTTCAGGTAGCGAAGGAGCTGGAAGCTGATGTGGGCGTCAGTTATAACCGTGCGCAGCGCATTGCCAGAACAGAAATGCATCGAGTGCGGGAGAAAGCGACACTGGACGCAGCTACGAAAGCTGATTCCAATGGTATTGCCATGAAAAAGATATGGCACAACATGGGTGACGAGCGGGTTCGTGAGGGAAGAAACGCGGATCATGTTCATTTAGAAGGCCAGGCTAGGTTTGTAAATGAGCTGTTTGATCTCGGTCAAGATAAAAACGGCAAATCTGTGAGGGCGCCGGCACCGGGACAAAGCGGAGATCCCTCAAATGATATAAATTGCAGGTGCTTCGCGACATATGAACCCGTGCTTTGAAAGGACTGAGAGAAATGGACCTGTCAGAATTAAAAATACGGTTGGGAATCCCCGAGGATGACACCTCGCAGGATGCGAAGCTACAAATTGACCTTGAAGACGCAATTTCTTTCGTTAAGGAAGAGTGTAATAACTCTTTTGTTGGACCAGACGGGGTTGAATCATTACCAGGTCCTGTGAAGAAAGGAATTGCTCTCATGATTGAAATAGACCGGGATAGCCCGAAAGGCGTCCAGGCTGAATCAATTGGCGGAATGAGCAAGACATACACGGCGGATGACGTAAGGTATAAACCCGCGTTTGATCTTTTTCGGCCATACAAAAAAATTCGTTTTAAACCATTGAGGTGATCAGATGGGGCGCCGAAATATCCGGGTGCGGGATACAAACCGTATACCGGAATTACTGAGGAACCTTGAGCCAAAAGGGAAAATGAAAGTCGGTGTTCTGGACGGCGACCGCCAAATGATCGCGGCTGTTCATGAATTCGGCTGCCGTATTGCTGTAACTGATCGCATGCGGAATTATCTTGCTGCCAAAGGTCTTTATCTCAAGAAGGATACACAATTTATTAATATCCCTGAACGGTCATTCTTACGGGCTGGCTGGGATGAAAATGAAGCTGAGATTGTTCAAAAGGTAGAGGAACTGGTCAATAGAGCCATAGAGAACGGCGATTCTATTAATGACATCATGAACGCGGTCGGATTACTGGCAAAAGGCCGGCTGCAGACTTATGCAAGAGACTTGCGGAGTCCTGCCAATCATCCTTTTACAACGGAGGAAAAAGGCTCTTCAAATCCGTTAGTAGATACCGGGGAAATGATCGGTTCTATGGATTACGAGGTTGAAAGCTAATGAAAAATCACTTTCAGTTCGGTGATCTGATTGAGAAATACAGCGTTGATTTTACATTGTTGCTCCCGGCGTCTGAGGGGTTTTATGACGATCTCGGAAAATGGGTAGAGGGCAAGCCGGTGGAATCGGAAGAAAAAGGCGCTATTGTCCCATTGCAGGCGCAATTAATTTATCAATCCGGCGGACGGCTTACACAGATGGACAGGCAACTGTACTTCCAGAAGAAAATCCCTTTCAAAGCTCAAGTGGTTTTTGATGGAGTAACCTTTTTGGTGGAAGCAATGACGCCATACGGGACATACGCCGATTTCAATTCCTATATCTTAAAGGCGGTGAGCAATTCAGATGGATTACAACAGCATAATCAGAACGGTTCTCAGAATGATTAAAGAGAAAACCGGCCATGTCGTTATCGAAGCAAACGGGACAGGTAAACAGCCTGAATACCCTTTTTGCACGTATACCGTTACTTCTCCGTATTTGCCGCAACACAGGGGTGTTGAGGAACAAGGAGTGTTAACGGAAGACATTGAGCTGGTTTTTTCTTTTACATGGATTTCAAACAGTCACATTGAAGTCATTTCTCTTGCTCAAGAAACAGCTTCTTACTTCAAAACTGCTGACGCGCGCCAGACGCTTCATGACAACGGCTTGGCGTGGGTGAGAAACGACGGTTTCGGTAATCGGGATACATTTATCACGATAGACACAGAACGTCGTCACGGCTTTGATATGCGTCTTAGAACGCGAGCGGCTTATGGCGAGACACAAGCGGATTTTTTTGATTCCGCGCAAATAGAAACCATAGGAGGTTAAACACATGCCACTTAGTGATGTAACGGTCAAAATCGACCTGGTGAAACCGTCGAATCTTAAAGGGTTAGGAACACCCCTAATTCTTGCGAAGGTTGCCGGACACAACACCTATAAAGAATATGGCTCAATAGAAGCTGTCAAAGCGGATTACCCAGAAGGAACACCCGCATATAAAAAGGCTGCTGCTATTTATGCACAGGGCGACAATGCTCCATCAAAAGTAGCCATCGGTACTTACGGAGGTAACCCGGAGAACGGGGAGAGCGACGGAGCGGGAGCGGCTGCCACATTTACGATTCGGAATGCTTTTGACGAGTATTTTGATAATGATTGGCACTTCCTCATTCTTGCTGATGCGACGGCAGACGAGAAGCTGGAAGCAGCAAAGGCGATGGAAGAAAAATCATACAAATTCCTCGTTCTGCAAGTAACAGATCGGGAAGAAGTCACTTCCTATACTGGGAAGGACCGGACAATCGTTTTTTATCATCCGATAACAAGCGAGCATCCGGACGCCGGGCTGGTTGGTGCCGTCGGCTCCCTGACAGTGGGTTCAGTTACTTGGAAGTTCAAAAACATTGTGGGAGTCACCCCGCAAGACCTGAAAGCGGACGAGCTGCAAAAGCTCCACAAAGAGGGAGCTATCGCTTATGTGACCAAAGCGGGCCACAGCGAGACGTCAGAGGGAATTACTGCTTCAGGTGAGTACATTGACGTCCTGCACGGCAAGGACTGGGTGAAATTAAATATTGAAACATCCATTCAATCGGCATTCTCAAATAACGGTAAAATCCCGTTCTCGAATGCCGGTTTTTCATTGTTGGGTGTTCAGGTTACGAATGTACTTCAAAAAGCCTTTTCAAATGGGATTGTCGCTTCTGATGAAGACGGTTTGCCCGTTTATACCATCAGCACAAAAAAACGCTCTGAAGTATCAGACGAGAACAGAAAAAATCGCGTGTATGACGGCCTTTCTTTCACGTTCGAATTAGCTGGCGCGGTTCATTCCGCCTCAATTACAGGCGAAATTTCAATCTAAAGGGGGAGAATAGTCAATGGCTGCTTATGTTTACGATGCGAACGAGGTCAACACGAATATCGACGGGAAAATCGTTACTGGTTATTCAGAGGGTACCATGGTTTCGTGTGCTAAAGACGAAGAAAAGTTTTCGACAAAAGTCAGCGCTAAAGGTGATGTGAGCGTTGCAACAAAAAACAATCCGTTAGGCACAATTACGCTTACTCTTTCCATGGGTTCGCCGTTTGTGCCTTATTTAAATGGATTGGCAAACACGGCCAAAACCTTTCCGATCTGGGTTACCGGCGGACAAGAGAAAATCGGCGGCACTGAAGCCATGGTGAAAAAGCCTGCTGATGCAGAATTCAGTGACGAAATCGGGGATCGTGAATTTGAAATTCAAGTTTTCGATTATACAGTTTTAGAGCAGTAAGGTATTAATCATGTCGAAAAGAAAAAAATCAAATGCAAAAAAGCAGTCCACTCGGGCTGCTTTTCAATATATGCAAACCAAACAATCGGAGGGAAAACCTATGTCAAAATTCGGTAAACAAAAAACAGTTAAAATCCAAGGAATCGAGTACACTCTTCAGCACCCAGGAACAAGACGGATGGTAGAAATTCAAGATGAAGCAATTAACATTAACACAGGCCGCCCAACTTCTTCACAATTGTATGAGCTGTACATGAAAGAAGTTGTGGTAAATCCAAAAGTAAACTTCGAATACTTCGATGAACATGCTGGATTCAATGAATTAATGTATGAGGTTTCTACCTTTCTTAGCGATGAAACCGTCGAAACCAAAGCAGTTTTACAAAAAGAGGGCGAGTGACAACTGGCCTATGTATCGGCTTGTGATGTCTGAGAAGTTTTCTTTCACGGAGGTTTCAGCAATGGACCTCGATACGTTACTCGAAGCCAATGCGGCTTTGGACATTCATCTGGCCGAAGAAAACAAACGAAACAAAAAGAAATAAGGGGGGTTAAACGTTGACAGACGCATTACGGAGTACGCATATTGATGTGGAATTAAACGTTGATACCTCCCCTCTTGAACGAGCAAATCGCCAGATTGATAGACTTGTTAATCATACGGATAATGCGGCCGGCCATTTTTCTCAAATGCGAACGCAAATGTCCAACATGCACAGGGAGCAGAGAAGGTTCAGGAACATGAGCATGATTCTTGACAGTTCTTCGCTACAAACTGCTGTGCGGACAATTGAAAATCTTGGCCCCGCATTTGACCTTATGACGTCTCATGTGGAAAGTCTAAACCAGACCATTCAACAAACGAACAGATTAGTGCAAAATATACCGTCACGCGTGAGCATCGACGTTGACCAATCATCATTAAACAATGCAAATGATCAAGTTGATAGGCTGCGAAACAATTTGCATAATGTGGACATGCGCCGGGTTAACGGGGGATCATCACAAAGCGCGGCGGCCATGCCTGCACCTGATTACAGGGGTATGCGATATTACGGGCGGGAAATGGACTTTTTGCGCGGCTCAACACGCGGACTTGAAGCAGATACTATTCAAATGGTCAATGAAATGCGGCAGGCTTGGAATGAGGAAAGATACGGAATGAACGGTTTCCGTAACGAGCTGATACGGGCAAGATATGGCTTCTTTCAGTTAGGGCAAGAAATGGACAACTGGACCGGGACAAATGAACAGTTCATGGATGAAGTGTACAGGCTAGGCCGGGAGCATAAAGCGGTTACTGACAACATGATCAAGAATAATAAAATGATGCGCATGAGCATGTTGCAGTCCATCGGAACGATTATGGCAATGTCAACCCAATCGGAAAAGATTGCTGCCAATTATGACAGGATGGCGAACCCGTTATACCAAGTCAACAAAGCGGGGCTTGCCGTCTCAAATACCCTTGAAAATATGGCGAAGCAGGGAACTGCGGCACACTTGGCCTTGAAGATGCTCGGGCCTACTGCAAATATGAAACAGCTTCAAGATATGACAGCCATGATAACACAGGGGTATATGCGCTTTCAGATGGTAGCGCTTGGCGCAGCCTTCACAAACTTTTTCCTATTCCAAGGGTTACACAAGGCGGCCACACAGACCGTTCCCGGTTATTCAAAGGCTTGGGAACAGATGTGCAGCACTCTTTTAAAAGCCATTCAGCCAGCCCTTGAAGTGTTCGGAACCGTTGCCATGTCAATTTATAAAGGCGTTACCGCGATCGGAAAAATGATTATTCAGTTCAACAAAGCTCATCCGGTGCTGGCGAAAATGATCCAAGGATTTTTATTGCTCATCCCTGTTTTAACCCTGCTTTTATCGCCTTTGGCAATAGGAGTAGGGTTATTTAATGGGTTTCTCGGGGCTCTGAGCAGTCTTTGGATGTTCATTGGCCCGGTAGTAACGGGGCTTGCTGCCATGTCCGGAACAGTCTATGTAGTCGCCGGCTCAATTGTCTTGCTTGTAACAGGCATTTATATGCTTTACAAGAATTTTGACAAGCTTCAAGAGCGATTCAAACCGGCTACGGATGCCATGAAGCGCTTTGCGGATACCGGAAAAACTGCGGTAGTCAGTGCCTTCCATACCATGATTAAAGAGGTACAGGGGCTTAAACCTGCATTTATGAAAGGATTTGAGGATTCACAAAAGGTTGCTGTATCCGCAATTCATAAGATGCAAGCCGAATCCTTAAAATTATGGGATCGGTTGGGCGAGTCACACCCTCATTTAGTCGCAGGGATTGAGGCTGCTTACAAAACGGCAGTTGATACTGTTTCCTCATTTGTTCAGAATGCAGGAAAACGAGTAACCGACTTTTTCGGAAAGGGAATAACCGAAGGGTTGAACAGCTTTATTAAAGGCTTCATGAATCAACTCAAGATTGGTTTATCAAGCTTTCAAGGGATTGTGTCAATAATTGCGCCTATAATTGCGTCGATTGGCCTTTCTTTCTTGGGAGTATCCGGACCGGTAGGAATAGCAATTGGGGCGATCCTCAGTTTTGTAGGGTATTTGTATCGTTTGAAAGATGCAAACCAAGCGGTCAGCAGTGCAATTCATTCGGCGTGGGCGACTGTTCAATCTGTGCTGACAACGGTATTCACGGCCATTCAGCCGATTATCACGACAGTACAGCAGGTTTTCAGTCAACTGGTAGCACAACTGACACCGCAATTTCAGCAATTAGCTGGTCAAATGCAACAGACGTTCATTCAGCTTGCAGGAAATCTTGTTCTTTTAGCCGCAGCCGTTTCACAAACACTTTCAACGATCGGCCCACAATTGATTCCATTGATCCAGCAGCTATTAACTGCATGGATGCAGGTATCAGGGCAATTAATGACGAGTGTATTGCAAATTGTCAGTTCGATTTTGCCATTACTTGTTCAAGGATTTCAGACTGTTTTTCCGGTCATTCTCAGCGTGATAAATGCGGTCTTACCTATCATCATTCAATTAGTCAGCAGTTTTTCAGGGGTTATCGTTACGATCATCCAGACTGTTCTGCCTATCCTGGTTCAGACAATTCAGATGGTCTTTCCTTTGATTATGAATATCATCCAGCAGGCTCTGCCGATTGTGGTTCAACTGATTCAATTACTCGGATCAACGATCGGACAAATTGCCATGCAAATTCTGCCGTTGATTTTAACGGCGGTGCAACAGGTGTTTCCGATCATAGGGCAGGTCATTCTGGCGGTCCTCCCGGTTGTCGCCCAGCTTCTTACTTTAGCAGCAAATATTATTTTGCAGCTTGCGCAGGCGGCTTTACCAATTTTAATTCAGGTGGTCCAGCAGGTCTTTCCGCAAATTGTGCAGATCATTCAGATGGTGCTACCTATTGTCGTTTCACTACTGCAAGCCTTGGCAAATATCATCACCACTGTTGTAATTCCAGCAATTCGTTTTATTCTGAACATCATAAATGCAGTTTTTCCAGTAGTGCTTATTATTGTGCAGACTGCCCTTACAAACATCATTGCCATTATCAATGGAGCGATAGGGATAATAATGGGGATTGTGAAAATCTTCAAGGGTCTTTTCACTGGAAATTTCAGTATGATGTGGGACGGCGTGAAACAGATTTTTTCTAGCGCGGTCGGAATGGTTACAAAACTAGTATCCAATTCAGCAGATGGAATCATCAAAGGATGGCACTATATTAGAGATAAGGTTGGTGATTTGGCTCACAGTCTATGGAAGAAAGTCACAGACAAATTTTCTGATATAGTCGAGGGAGCCAAGGCGTTACCGGGCAAGATGGGTGACGGAATCAAGAGCATGGCAAAACATGCATTGAGTGGAATTATCTCGCTCAGTAACTCAATGACCGATAAAATGGCGGATGCAGTAAACGGAGTAATTGGCGGAGTGAACTGGGTCCTTGAGAAGGTCGGTGTACCTACAATTCCTGAATGGAAGCCGGCACATTTCAAAGTGCCAAAATATGCACACGGTACAGGCTCCCATCCGGGAGGCCCGGCCATTCTTGGGGATGGCACAGGATCAAATGCGGGCCCTGAGCTTTATCGAACACCATCCGGACAAATGGGCTTGAGCCCAGCGAGGGATACCATGATGAACCTTCCAAAAGGAACGGAGGTTCTTTCTGCGAAACAGACAAGAGCTGCATTAGCGGCCCTTCCTGCTTACAGTAAGGGGAATGTCGGCGGTGGTATTTCGGGTGCGCTTGGATGGGTTAAAGATAAAGCAACCTCAGCAGTGGAAGGCGTAAAACATGTTGTTAGCAAGGCGAAAGATATTGCATTAGATGTATTTGATTATGTAGGTCATCCATCAAAGCTGCTTAATAAAGTTCTGAAACAGTTGGGTGTGTCAGCGCCTACTATGGGCGGGGCCTTTGGTGATGTAGCAAAAGGCGCTTTTACATTCATCAAGGATAAGGCCGTGGGCTTTGTGAAGGGTAAGTTGTCCAGTTATGCTGAAAGTTTCTCGGGCGGCGGAAGCAAAGCGGTGAAAAAATGGGTTGCTCAAGCTCTGAATATTAAAGGATTGGGCCCTGAATATGCCGGAGCACTCGAAACAATCGCAATGAAAGAATCCGGCGGAAACCCCAATGTTGTTAACAATTGGGATTCCAATGCAAAAGCCGGCCACCCGTCACAGGGGTTAATGCAGTTCATCCCAAGCACCTTTAACGCCCATAAAGAACCAGGACACGGAAATATTAAAAATCCGGTTGATCAAATTCTAGCGTCTATTAACTATCTGAACAGCAGATACGGCGGCATCATGAAACATCCCGGCTTGGTATCAATGGCGCACGGCGGGCCGTACAGAGGGTATGCGACAGGCGGCGTAATCAATAGCCCGCAGGTTGCGGCACTCGGGGAAAACGGCTGGCGGGAATATGTCATCACGACTGAACCGCGTTACCGGAATCAATCACTGGGAATGTATGCTGCGCTCGGCAAAGAGCTTGGGGCTGAAACTGGATATACACCAGAAAAAGCAGCAAGCAGCAGCGGTGGAACGTCTGTAAATATTACATTCAGCCCGTCTATCAATGTAAAAGTTGAGGGCGGAAGTGCAAAAGTTGAAACTGATATTTCAAAGGCTATCACCCAATCACTGGAAGACTCTTACGACAGCCTGGCGGCTCTTTTTCAAGCGGAGGGGGTTTATTAATTGGCGAAGCTTGGGAAGATCAATCTTGTTAACGAAAAAGAATCAGACGGGGCGGATGTGGAAGTCACATCTTATCCCGTTGAAAAAGGCGTGCCGATTACCGACCATGTGCAGAGAAAACCGGAAACCACAAGTGTTTCCGGTTATTTGCTTGGGAAGACGGCAAACAGCGACTATGAATATTTAAAAAAGCAAGCATATGCAGGCAATCTCCTAACCTATACCGGGCGAAAGGTCGCAAAAGACGTGATCATTACGAAAATCGACCGCGATACAGGGGAATTTTCAAACGGGTTTGCGATAACAATCTCTTTACAAGAAATCCGTATTGCAAAAAGCCCGTGGGTTAAGAAGAAGGTGAAAACAGCCGGGAAAAAGAAAAAGGCCAACAAGAAAAAAACCACAAAAAAATCCAATAAGGTTTATCACAAGGTGAAAAAGGGTGATACGTATTGGGGCTGCGCCCGCAAATACGGAACTACTGTCAGCGCATTGAGGCGGCTCAATCCATGGCCTGACAGAAGAATACCTATCGGGGTAAAGATGCGGATTAAATAGGGAGGGTACGGGAAATGGCTACGAGGGACTATATTCCTTTTGATAAAGAGGATATTCCGCAGCAGTTCGAATTTGATTTAGCGGATGACACGTTTATTCTGCGTATAAATTACAATCAATCCGATGATAGTTTTTCACTGGATTTATATGAGCAGGATATGACGCCTATCGTTCTGGGCGAGAAGCTTATACTCAATGTTCCTTTGTGGGATGACATTGTAAATGAAAATCTGCCGGCTCCCGCCCTTATCCCATTAGATGAATCAAATTCAGAAACACGGGTTACATATAAGAATTTCATGGAAACCGTGTTTCTTTATATTGATGATGTAGCTGACGGATCGGAGGGGGATGACATTGGCGACGACGAATAAAAAACTGTTTGGCCGTGTCGTCAAGATAACCATTGATAACGGCAGTTCGCAGATCACATTTGATTACAAGGATTTAGAAATTCATTTTGAAGTGCCCTTTGATGATGATTTCAAACCCAATGAAACAAAAGTTGAGATTTATAATCTTAGCAAAGATTCGATCAACAAGATAAAAAAAGGCAGCACGATAACGGTTCAGGCCGGTTATCGGGACGACTACGGCGTTTTGACGATTGGCAAAGTGACAAAGGTTCTGAATAATTGGAGCGGCTTGGACAAGGTGACGTCGATCTATTCAAAAGACGGTGACGATTATACCCATATGAAAGTGACAACCGCCAATGCTGATCCTGCTGAGAAATATTATGTCAAAAAAAGATATAAGCTTGCAAAACCGGTTGTTACTGTCAGGAAAGACAAAAACGGCCGAACGTACAAGACTGTCAGGAATTACGGGACGCGGGAAGAGGTTAGGTATCGCAAACGATACATGAAGATTACTTTTAAAGCAGGAACTACATCGAGGCAAATTGTAGATAAACTGCTGCGCGTTCTCGGAATTAAAGTGAAAAACATTATCCTGCCGAAAAATAAGGTGTACAAAAAGGGTTACCGGGTGACTGGCTTAATAGAAAATAATTTAGAAGAAGTCATACATGATGCCGGAGCCGTTATGTACTATCGACGAGGGAAACCGGTTATTCGCCCACTTAATCAGGGCGATGATGAGCGTTTCAAATTAGAAGAGGCCACTGGGCTAATTGAGACACCTGAGCAGGTTGAGGAAGATAATTTCAAAGGTTATAAGGTGAAGTGTCTTCTTCAGCACCGTATCGCTGTTGCTTCAATTATTGAAATCAACAGCAAAACAGCAAAAGGAAAATATCGAGTGAAAGAAGGCACCCATTCGTTTGATGGAAGAGACTTTTTCACAGAATGCAAGGTGATGTAATGAGTAAAGCGACGAGGTTTTTCGATGTTTTTGAGAAAAGAATCAAACTATCTATCCATACACTGGCCCCGGCTCGCGTTGTGAAATACAATGCGGAAAAGCATACTGCTGATCTGCAATTGTTGTTCCTTATGAATGATGGTGAATACCTTCATGAATACCCGTTGATCGAACATGCACCAGTTTTAAAGCATGTTGAGCCTGATATAAAGGTTGGTTCCTCGGTCTTTGTTTCATTCGCTGAAAGATCCCTTGATAACTTGGATGGAAACAAAACGTTTGATCCTGATTCTCGACGAACGCACAGTATCAATGATCCGGTAGTCATAGGAGTGTGGGAAGGATGAAAACGCTCAAGCTTGTAGACGGTGATCTATGTTTTGAAAACGGCACTCTTCAGATGGTCGAGGGGAACGAGGAAATTGCTCAATCAGTCGAATTAACCTTGAAAACACGGTTAGGGGAATTTACTCTGGATGAACATTTCGGCTTGGATCGGAGTAACATTCTCGGGAAAGGCTTTGACCAAGAAGAGGCGCAATACGACATTATTAATGCTGTGACACAAGACGAGCGCATTGCGAGCGTTGAATCGGTTGAGTTTTCTCATGATAAAGAGACTCGAAACCTATCTGTCCACTTGAAAATGAAGAAAGAGGATGACCAAACAATCGAACTGGGGGGTGTTGATCTTGCTTGATGAAACAGGATTCCAACGGCAGACCTATTCGGAGCTTCTTGACGGCATGGAGGACAAAGCGAAGGAGCTGTTTGGCGAAGATATAAATACGTCAAGCAAAACGCCATTAGGCATTATCCTACGTATTTTTGCTTGGTTTTTGGCGGGAATTTGGGACATTGCAGAGCGAGTTTATAATAGCGGCTTTGTCAGTAAATCGGAGGGCGTTCAGTTGGACAGGTTGGGAAGTAATTTCGGTATAAGCCGGGAGCCGGCAGCCGAGGCGGTCACTACTCTGTTTTTTACTGGGGAACCCGGTTTCGTCATAGAAGAACAAACCCAATATACAACGGAATCCGGTATTTATTTCGAACTAATCGAGGATGTTGTAATCGGGGATGATGGGACGGGAACAGGTGCGGCTGTGTCGCTGTCTAAAGGGATTATTAACAATGTCGCGGCCAATACCATTACTGAACAGGCCGAGACGTTAGAAGGCGTTTATTCAGTGAATAATCCGGAAGCTGCTTCCGGCGGTACTGACGAGGAATCTGATCCGGAATTCCGGGCACGGATTAAAAAGTCTGTTGAGGGCAGTTCTGCTTCTACGAATGGCGGCATTATTTCGGCATTGCTTGCCGTTTCGGGCGTTCGTTCAGCGAATATAGTCGCGAACAATACCATGCAAACGGATGCTGACGGAAATCCACCGAAAAGCATTCATGCTTATGTTCTTGGGGGAACAAAAGTAGACGTGGCCCAAGCTCTGTTTGACAGCGTGGCGGCTGGTATTGAAACAGTCGGAGAACAATCAGTTGTCATTACGGATGCAAGTGGTTTGGATCATGATGTCAAATTTGATTTTGCAAAAGAAGTAAAGATTTATGTGCAGCTTGATTTAAAAACAAACGCTTCATTTCCTGCTGACGGCGTGAATCAGATCAAAAAGAATCTCGTATATAAAATTGGTGGGATTGATGAAAATGGTTCATCTTTTACCGGCTCGCAGATGGGTGATGACGTTATTCTTTCGCAACTTTTTAACGCTGTATATCAGGTGAATGGGGTTTCAGATGTAACTATAGAAATCGGGAAGGATGCGGCGGCTCTCAGTCAGTCAAATATTACAATTGAACCGAGAGAAGTTGCGCAAGTTCACTTCTCTGAAATAGTGGTGAATCTGATATGATCAAAGATTTAATAGGAAAGCTGACTGATGCGTTCTTGAAAGACGAAAAGAGCAATATCGGGAAGCTTTTTTTAATTGTTGATGAACAATTGACAGCATTAAAAAATTCACTGACAACGGCGGAACAATGGCGGGATATTGACGCGGCGCGCGGGAAATCGCTGGACCTTCTTGGGGATAACGTTGCTCAGAATCGGGGCCGGGCCACTGATGAAATATACCGCGTGCTCATTCGTGGAAAGGTAGCCCGGAATGCCTCAGACGGGACAACGAACCGGATTATTGAAGCGCTGGCGAAAACATTGAACTGCAAGCCGAGTGAAATAAATATTGTGAGCAGCAAGGAGAACAATCAAGATGAACCAGCTGCAATCATTGTGAAAAAGGCGCCGATCGAGGCATTAAGTAAGGTAGGAATGAGCGAAACGCAATTTTCTAACATCGTTCAAAAAACGGTGGCTGCGGGGGTTCGAGTTGCTTATGTGGATTTAAACGGCACTTTCTGTTTTTCATCATCAGCCAGCACCAAAGAAACAAGCGAATATGGGTTTTCTTCTGATGGAAAAGACGGCGGGACCCTGGGGGGCATCTTCCGGCCAGAAGATGATTACCCGTTACCAATTTAAGGAGTGTGAAGCATATGCCTTTTACAAAAGAATTACCAGAATGGGGGAACCCCGGTCAGCGGCCGCCGCAAACGTCCATTGATCAAGGGTATAAGCCGATGGACCACCCGCCGGCAGACTGGTTTAACTGGTATCAATATACAGCGTATCAGGCTCTGAAAGAGTTGCAAACGATCGGAGCAACGAAGGAAGATGTTTCTTCTGCTGTATCTGATGCCAAAGCTTATACTGACAAGCACGAAAAACGAATTGACAACCCACACAAGACAACCAAAGCACAAGTAGGACTCGGTAACGTTGACAATGTACTGCAGGCTTCCAAAGCCGATTTTGACGCCCATACAAAGGATAATGACCGGCATATTACAGCCACAGAGCGTACTAACTGGAATGCGAAGGAAACGACAACAGGAGCCCAAAACAAAGCTGATGCTGCTGAAGAAAACGCTAAAGCATATACTGATGAACTGGCTGCCCGGAGAGATAATCCACATGAGGTTACAAAGGAGCAGATCGGGCTTAGCAACGTTGATAATGTGAAACAGGCCGACTATTATGCGTTTCGCCAACACGATAACAACGGCATTCGCCATATTTCTCAAGTGGAAAGGGACAAATGGAATGGCGGGCAACTCTATCCCCTGACAACACAAGACGGGCAACGAATAAAAATAATGAAAGGGCAGAATCTTTTTGATTATCCGACAGGCTTTTATTTTGGTGCCGGCGTTGTAAACCATCCTGGTGATGATGATGCAGCTTGGTATTATTATGATATATCGGATGTGCCTGCTGACTTGGCTCCGCCACAAGGATTAAAAAAAATAGTAGCCACACGCTCTTATGATAACCGTACATGGATTTCAACAATTCACAAGGAAGGTGAGTTTACGGGTTGGCGGGAGCTTATTACTGACATTGATATTCCTTGGTTAGATGTGACGTACAAAAACGGTGCCAAAACAGGGGATCGACCTGTTCAATATCGAAAAGTAGGGAATACGCTTCACTTAAATGGTCATGTTCTTACTGACAGGGAAATTGTCTTCGGCAGCATACCCACTTCCTGCGCTCCAAGTAAAGGTGTGGTGAAATTGGTTGCAACCAGCGGAACAACTGGGTACAGCAAGATAATTGTATACGCTTCAGGCGACATGAAAATTACTGGTATTATGGCAACAACCGAATCAAAGGCCAACGGTTACTATATCGACATAAATATTCCACTAACTTAAAGAAAGGAAGGTGATTTCATGAAACTGATATTCCCTTACGGAAGCGACAATATTTATATTGGAAAGCCGGCTGAATTATCACTCGATCCGGAAACCGGAGAGTATAAGATGCCTGATAACGCTACGGACATCCCACCATTATCGGCTGATGGTGTGGGAATGTGGCGGCCTAAATTTGATAAAGAAAAGAATACTTGGATCGAAACGGCTGATCAAGAATATAAAGACAGCTTGAAAAAAGAGATAGTTACCGATCCCGATCCAGTTAAAGATCAGCTTTACAAGATCGGGCAACAACTTTCGGTCGAAGAGCTTGCAAGAAAGCAAGCTGAAGAAGGCCAGCAAGCTCTTGGGATGCAGCTTACAAATGAAATCATAGCACGAAAGCAGGCTGAAGCAGTAAATGTTTCAATGGGTAAACAGCTTGCTGCCTTAAAGCTTAAAGTATTGGAATTGGAAGGAGGGGTGACCAGTGAATCTTAATTTCTGGGTTTATGCCTTGTTCTACAAGTGGGCGACAACCGCAATGGTAAAGCAGGCAATGGGTTTTAACGATTGTACCATCGACGATATGAAAGAGGGTGTGGCTGCTGCGTATGTTACACCGGATCAGTTTCAGGAAGTAACAGGGCAACCATACGAGGAACAAACAGAAGCCAATAAATAAGGCTTTTTTATTTTGCCTCGAAGGAGGTGAAACGTATGAGATAGATAAAAGGGGGGCGTACTAATGTCACAAATGACGGAGGTACCGGAAGTGAATGCTTTACAAAAAGAAATTACAGAGGTTAAAGCCGGGCAAAAGACTCTTGAACAGCGGGTAAGTGTCCTTGAACGTTCTTCAGACAGGCATGATCAGCAAATCATTTCATTAAACGAAAAGCTGAACAAAATTGATGAAAATACGACTTGGATCAAGCGGACCATCACAGGGGCTATAATAACGGCAGTTAGCACCGGTTTTATCGGCGGGGCTATCGCGATCATGTATAACCTGTTGCAAAAATAAGGAGGAAAATAACATATGGAAAAATTCGACAAAGGTACAGTCGTCCGGACTGTGCTTCTTTTTATTGCTCTGGTAAACCAAGTTTTAGTGATGTTTGGTAAGGACGTGCTACCGATTGCAGATGACCAAGTCAATGACCTTGCGGACGCGGTTTATTTAGGCGGCTCCATCGGGTTTACGATCATCATGTCGCTGGTCGCATGGTTCAAAAACAACTATGTGACTGAAAAAGGCCATAAGCAAAAAGCCGTTTTAAAACAGCACGATTTGACCAAGTGAGGGCTGCCATTCGGCGGCCTTTTTATATTTCAAAACAGAATAGGAGAGATTTTTATGTCAGCATACAGAAACCAATATA